GGCTCTCACGATGCACACATTGTCGCAAGATGTCAACGCGCCAGTCAGCATCGTGTTGGGTGGAATCCTGATCGTTCGTGCGTACATGCCGCCATGCAGCACATGCTCCGTAACAATGTGAACTTGCGGAAGTGTGATCGCAGCAGCCTGAAACGACGCTACAAGTTCGTTCTGGTGCCTACGAACTTCGCCATCGTTAGGCATGACGCTAGGAATATCAGTATTCACTACGGGCACCTCACATGTCTTCATACGGGTCGTGGTCACGAGGCGTCGGGTCAAGCCGCTCCCGTACTTCGCGCGGCAACTGCTTTGCCACAGGGTAGGCGAACGTCAGTGCCAGGGCATCCGCAATGTCCGGACTTCCTCCACCTTGGAGCCGTTTCTTGATTTCGTCCTTGCCTTCGAGGACGCGCCGGCCAACGGCGTCGTACCAGTAGGTCGGCGTGGATAATTCCTGCTTGAGCGTGGTGTCGTTTGGGATCGATCCACCGCTGGATATCCATTCCTTCATGGCCCACCACATCTCGGCTCGGCGGTTCACAAACAGGTTCGGATAGTTCGCCTTGCCTCCGAATGGCACCTCCATGACGTAGTAATCCAACTGCCGCAGGCGGTCGATGACACCCGCGCCAGCACCGCTGTCGATGAACACGGCGTCAGGGTCGCGGTCTTCTATCAGGTTCGCCACGATTCCAGCCAACTGCATATTGTCTACGCCTTGGTGGATGACGGGCGACTCCATCCGCAGTCCCTGGCGCAAGACAATCACGCTGCGGTCATCTCCGAACCGGGCCGGATCGACTCCCATGACCAAAGGCATTTCGATTACATCTCCGTCCATGTACTGCCTGTCGGCAGCATTCTCTGCATCGGTAAGGCTGATGAGCTGATCCTGACTGGCCGCGCTGAAGTCGCACAGATACTCACGGGCGAATGCCTGCTGCGGCATATCGCGCTCAAGACGGGCCACCTCATCCTGGTCAAGTGCGTCCGTGTCATGGACCGTGTACCGCGCAGCCCACCAGTCCGGCAGGCTTGACGCCCGGTAGAACAACTCGCTGAACAGGTTGATTCCGGCCGGCGTTCCGATGAACAATGCCCAGCCCTTACGGTCTGAAAGCGCAGGCTGCACGATGTCATTCCATACCTCTGGCTTGATCTGCGCCACCTCGTCAATGACACACCCGTCAAGTCGAACGCCACGCAGTGCGTCTGGGTTGTCTGCGCCGAACAGACGAATCGAAGCTCCGTTGTGCCTGAACGTGACCATCAGTTCAGATTCATTCACATCGATAGCACCAGTCCGATATAGCATGTCGAGTTTCTGCTTCAGTCTTGCCCAGGCGATTGCCTTGGCCTGCTTCAAGAATGGCGCGATGTAGACGAAGAATGGCAGGTCGCGCTTGCTTGATATCGCGTGGTCGAGCAACTCCATGATCGCCAGTTCGGTCTTGCCTGCGCGTCGGTGCAGGGCAAGCACAGTAAACCGCTGCCTTCGCTTGTGGCACTCGGCCTGCCATGCGCGAGGCTTGTAGTCAATGCTGACCGTTTGGCTATTGCCTCGGGACATTCGTTACCACGTTCAGCGTGATTCCGCCTTCATGGCCGAGATCCACGCGGTCGCCGTACTTCTTCGGGTTCCACTTGGCGAGCAGTTTCAGGATCGTTTCAATCTGCAACCTGCGCTGCGTCACCTCAACCTGGTCGCTGCACTTGTCGAACGCGATTGCCAACGCCTTTTCTGCTAGTTCGTCGTAGCCATCATCGCGCGCGCGCGCGAAGCGTAGGCTCATGGCTTCATCCGCATTCAGCCAGTCATAAACCGTGGTGAAGTGAGGCTTTCCCGGCTGTCTGCACCATGCACGCAAAGGTTTCCCGTCAGCGATCCAGGCGATCAGATCCTCAAGCAGTTCTTTCTTGCTTGACACGCTTCCATGAACGAGGGACTTGCCCTCTCCGTTCGTATCGGCAGATTTTGACAACGGTGTCTCGCCGGAGGTTGAACATGCGGGCGAGCCGTCTGTATCCGATGCCTTCTTCTTCGTGGAGGTATCGGATGCGTTGTACGGTTTCTTCCGGGATCGTGGCATTGTGATGCGTGGCTCCGATGCGGAACCCGTTTTCGTTGACCGCAACGAGGGTCACTTGCGCTTTGACTTCTTTGCGCGTGCTGGCAGGGACTTCATGTTGCTTGTTTTCTTGGCCCATCGCTTTGCGATCTTCGGGTGCTTTGCGAACATGAAGCCTTGCTGTGCCTTGGACTTGAATGGCATCAGTATCCCTTCTTGACGGACATCTTCTTGCCCGTCTTCTTGGCGTAAGCCTTGGCGGCTGCCTTGCCCTTTGCGGTGTACGGGAACGATTTCTTTCCTACCTTCGGCATTACTTGAATCCCTTCTTCATGGCCGCGTAGGCCTTGGGTGAAACGGTTGACTTGGACTTCGGACGGCTGGTGCCTGCCTTGCGGCGGGCGTTGATGTTGGCGTAAAGGCCCTTCTGCTTCTTTGCCATGTCATTTCCTTGAGATCTTGCCACTGCACTTCCACTTTGCGCGTGAGAGTCGCAGAGGGCTGTTTGGGTTTCGAGCGGCAGACGGGTGTGCCTTCATTTGCGCGAAGCTGCGGGCGCAGTAGGCGTCACCCTTGGCGGTTCCAGGCTTGATACGGTCGCCTCCACCCTTGGCCTTGCCGGCCTGACCGTAACTGACCTTGCGGGTGCGCCCTGTTTCAGGGTTCCGAACGACCTTGACGAATCGCTTGCCTTTGGCTGGTGTCGGCATTTGTTCTCCTTCGGTAACGGAAAGCATACAGAACCTTGGCGCATTCCTGCGCCGTTATTGAGATTGCGGTTTCATCTAATTCGGGCCGACTTGCATGGAGGCATTCATGCAGGAGGATTTCGAGCATGAGTCGCTGGGATAGGTTTCGCCTGACTCGGATGGTTGGGCTTGGTCCAGGCGGGTGATCGCAGTCACCCAGTGCATCCCTTGCTAACTGCCGTGCCGGCACCAAACGGATTCGCCACCGCCTCCCATTGATCTGGACTCGCCGTTCTTCATTGGGCATCCATGACCTCCCAGCACAATCGTGGGACTCCACTAGCCCGACCATTTGACCGCTTGGTTGCCTCCCACCTGACGAACAGGCGCACCCATTTCTGTCGGCACGGGCTGGGTCCGAATCCCTTCTCGACCTCCCAGCCGCCTGCGCCCTGCGAATGGATCCACGAATCCTTGGTGGTGCCGACGCGGATCAGATCGCAGTACCGCTTATCGACCCGGTAAACGCCGTTGTGCGTGTTTAGGAACTCTCGCGCGATACCGACCACATTGCTGGCGTGGTTGTGGCTGATGACGATGGAATCGACGCCTTCAAGCCATGAGTACATACGTCTGGTGTCAAGTACTCCAAAACTCATGGGTGATGCGCCAGAGCCAGTGCCATGTTGGTAACGGACGCAGTACGAAAGTTTTGATCCGCCGAGTTTGATCTGGAACAGGATGTACCCACCGTACCCGCCAGCACCGAGTTTGGTTACGGCCCGGTCCTTGATGGCTCGGACGAGGTGTTCGGTAGGGTTTGATTCGTGGTAGCGCAGCCAAGCACTTTCGTGATTTCCGGTCGCCATCACCGCCATGCAACTGGCGTATGGCGCGTAGAAATCCGCAGCTTCTTCGATCACTTTGTCAAAGTAATTGTCCGCAAGAAGACTGCTGCGTAAACCGCCTTTATGTGCCCTTCGATCGCCTTGGCCGCCCATCAAATCAAGTTGGTCGCCCACACCGCACACGATGGCATTGCGCTCCAAAGCCTGTTCAAGTAACCGCCGTTCCATGTCGTGATCGGCAGCCTTTGAGTCATGGTGATTGTCTGCCATGAACAAAATCCACTGCTCGAAGTTGGCCGTCGATTTCCGATCAATCGTGATGACATGGATGTTCGATGTGTGATGCGTGACTGCCCATCCATGTTCGCGTGCGGCGTACTTTGGCTTCCCAATGACAAGCACTTCTCCAGTATTGACCTTTTGCGCGGCCTTCTTTGATGGCTTGCGCTTGGTCATTGCTTGTCCCACCTCTTCAAGATCAATTCAATTCGTGGGTTTTTAGGGTCGACCATGAACACCAGCGGCAGATGCGTCAGGGCAGAATCATCGTGCAACAGTCCGGCATCAACCAGACCGTCGAACGTTGCCTTCAAGCTTGCCAACGCATTGTCCTTGTCGCGCCTTCGTGCATCGCGCGCATACCAATGCACCTGACATGTCGCCTCCCGCCATGCGCCATTTTCGCCGGCCTCGCCCATCGCAACCTGTGCCGATGCCCAGGCTTCGATGCGTTGCTTCTTGACGGCCTTCGCTCGAACGGCCCAGTGTACTCGGCTGTTTGGACTGACAACGCGAGCCGGAAGCGAAACCATGACTGTCAGGACATCTGGCATCAGAGCCTCCATCCATGCTCGGATCGTCTGGTCAATGGCACACGCCGTCCGTGGCGTGGCCGCCTTCATGGCTGGATCATCCTATCAATCACGGCCAGCACCGGGACGTTTCGGCCTGCGTCGAATCGGCTCAATGGCGGCGAACACCTCGGATGCCAAACGCAGTCCAGCAATCGCTTCTTCCATGTCGAGCGGCGTCGGGTAGTGCTTCAGGCACTTGCTCGCTTCTTCGCGGATCGCCTTTGGAACGCCAGGCGTGCGCTTCGGATCCACAATGGCGCCGAGCAGATTTCTGGTCTTTGCAATCGCGGCGAATCGTTCGTTTGGCAGGGTCATCGGCGTACACGCTACCAAGTGCCGGACGACCTGTGAATACGCCATTGCAACGAACAACTATTCTGTACAGTCGCATGGAATTGTGATGTCATTCGGATCATCCGATTCCGGAAACAGCCGGCCCTGTATCGTCACTTGGTGCACGATGGTGGCGTATGGCGGTCGATCCTTTCGGAAGGTTCCACCGATCTCGTTTTCGAGATTGATCCACCACTGCGCGCGCTGGGGCTCGGCCTCCATGACTCGGTCGGTTGCGGCTCGGTTCTTGAGGAAGCAGAGATCGCAATTTCCGAAGGCGACATCTCCGTTGGGTAGTTGCAGGTCGAACGGAGCCTGCCGCCACCACTCTTTCACCATCTCGGAATGCACTCCCGCATCGGCGAGAGGCATCGCAATGTCTCGCGTCTGGTCTCCACGCAGTTTGGCGACACGCCTCTGCTCGTCGGCCCGCAAGCCGATCACAGTAGTGAACTCCGCGTATCCACGATTTTCCATCCATCGGCGCATCGGGATCACCTTCAGGTCGCTAGTACAAAACCGGGCGATCGGGTTCGGAAGGAACTTCCTCTTCCGAATCAGCGCCGCGAACGGTTCTCCGTTGCGGCTCGCCTCGCCAGGCGACACCTCCGCAAATCCATCGCGCCTCCATTCGACCCAGGTCACCGGACACCACTCTCGTCCAATGCGTTCAACGAACTCAAGTGTGCGCTCATGTTCCCTACCCGTGTTCGCAAATAGGCAATGACCGCCGGCCGGAAGTTCGCCTCCCCACGCATCTAGGATCCGACGAAGCATATAACCAGACGTACGACCTCCACTAAATGACACATAGAACGGAGGCTCAATTTTGAATGAATTATGCACCATCATCCTCGTTCATCTGCATCGCGGCAAGCACAATCCCGATTACGAATGGAGACCATCGGTGTCGGTCGGCTGGCAGCGGGTTGGCATCCAGTGCGCCTACGGACCTGGCGCGTCCCACGGCAGCTGCAATCACCTCCCTTGGCGCAGCCAAAATCACCTCACGCGCAGATTCGCGCTGCTGCCGTACTTCCTCCGGGTTTATTCCAGACTCCCACGCCTTTGCCTGTTCGGTTGCTCGGGATTTGATTCTTCGGATTTCGTTGGCAAGTTCGTCGGCATCAATGTGTGTGCGACTCAATGACGCCTTCAGTTTCTTGCACCCGCCGACGATTTCATCGTGCGAGAACTCGGACAGAAGTTCTGACGCCGGAAGGTGTTTTGAGTTTGTGGCATTCAGCCACTTCGTTCCTGGAAATGCCAGTCGGATGGATTCGATTGTTTCGGTTCTCATCTCCGATCCTCACGGCGAATCTTCGACAGTACGCGATCCAGTTCTGCATTCACATCATCCAACCGGGCTGTGACCGCAATGACTTCCCGCTGCGCCGTATCTCGGTCAACCTCTGCCTGATTTGCTCGTGCTGTTTCAGCGGTCAACAATCCATTGAGTCGTTCGATCTCGTCTGCTGCGGCAGCCAAAAGCGTCGGATCAGACATCTGATCGGTCACGTTCGATGGCGTCAATCGCAAGGCGTTGATGAGTGCGTCGTTCACCGTTCCTCCTCATCCAAAATGTCGAAGCACTTGAATCCTCTGGCGGCTGCAACGCGGCGAGCAGCTCGTTCCCAATCATCGTAATCCGAGAGTGCGGGTCCGCGTGCGACATCGAACGCGACATTCATCTGCCTGCGCCATTCGTCATTTCCGACACGCATTTCAGTTGGATCAATCATCATTGAACCACTCCGTTGAATCGTTCAGGGTTCCCAGCAGTTCGGCATCACGACTGGTGAGCACCAGTTTTCGCATGGTGTATAGCGCGAGAACGAAATCCATTTCGCTCATCACGGTTCCATCACGATCTCCAAACTGTTCGCGTGCAGCATCGTTCATGCACACAACCTTGAACGCCCAGGTATTGGAATCGTAGATTGCGACGAATGCCGGCAACGGTTTCGGCGCATAGCCATTCGCCAATGCTGCCAAAGCGCGATAGGTCGGGTGCTGGAGGTCGATTGATGTGACCTTGCAGTGCTTGTATTCGACCAAAGCGCACGGCTTACCGTGGTTGTATTCGCACATCACGAAATCAAGATCGACGGCAGGGCAGTTCCAGCCCCAGGTGCGATGCCGGCGACTGATCGCCTCGTCACGCCATCCGTTCCGTTCAGGTCGCACGTTCATGGCTTCTCCTTGAAGCAGTCCCAAGAAAGCGAATCGGCATAATCCGCTGCGCTCATCTTGGTGTTCTTTGGCTTGACATCGCCGGCCCACAATTCGCAACACCACCGCCTCGCCTCGTCGCGTTCCTCGCGTGCGATCTGCAACGCCCTCCACAAGGCCAGTTCGACTGCCGTTCGGCAGTCATCGGATTTTGGTTGTGTATCTGTCATCGTCGTGTCTCCATTGGGTCAAGGTAACGGCCCTGCGATAACCAGGTCGCAGGATGCGGAATGAACTTCGGGTCGGTCGTGCGCGAGGCTTGAGCGAATGCGTGGATACGCTCGCGCATGACCTCAACGGCGTCATCCAGGGCGTCAAGTTCCCACTCGTCGGCATATTCGCGTATCGCCTTGTCGAGAAGAAGCATCGCCTTCTTCTTGCCGACCTTGCGCGGAAACATCATCCACAGGCGATCAAGCGCACCAGCCGGCATCGCCAATCGCCTCTGCCTGCTTTCAGCCTGAACTGAAACTGGCTCGACGGCGGAGCCGTTGAGCGTATCTGTGACTTTGCTTTCGCTATCGATTTCGATCTCGCTTTCGCTTTCGCTTTCGTTTTCGATGGCATCGTTCCGCATTGCGCCAGCATTGCGTCCGCTATGCCACCGCATTGCCGCTGCATTGCGAGCCTGCTGCCGCTTACGGTCGCCTGCCGCAAGGCTCTTCACCCGGATCTCCTCGCAACGTGGGTTCCGCAGCATCCCGTCCGCGCACAGGATGAACTTCCGCTTGATGCGATCCCAATGCGCGACCGTTCCCGGTGCGATCTCCTCCAGCACTTGCGGATCAGCGTTCAGCCCGCCGTTGCTGTACTGCTCGCAGAGGAGATAGAGATATGCGAGCGCGGCTTCGGCGGGCCACCCTCGCGTAGACCACGCGAAACGCTGGTAATAGAACGGCATGAATCCCATCGCGCCGCTCTCGGTTTGTACAATCACTCGAAGCCTCCTGCGCTTTCTATCAGCGCGGTTACGGTTAGAAGCGGCTCGCCACCACATGGCGGGCCGTTTCGCTTATTGTGACGAGTTCTGCCGAGATTGCAAGGCCCGCACCTGGGTCCTCAAACTTTCGATCTCCCGTGCAGCTTCCCTGAACAACGCAGATTCGTAGTGCGCCAGCGTGTATTCGGCCATCGCCCGCTGCCTGCGCTGGATTGAATCCTCTGCCATCGTCGCATGCAGCAGCAGGCGGTCGTAGATGTCCCGGCGCTGTTCAGATGTCATGGCAAGAGTCTACCGCTGCGATTCTTTCGCCTATCCACGCCATGCAGTTCACGGCCATGCTGTTCCCGAGCGCCTTGTATCGCGGGCCGTCCGGGCATTCGTCGGCAGGCTTCTTTCGCCACGGGATCGCCGTGTAGTCATCCGGGAAGCCCTGGAGCCGCTCGCACTCTCGCGGCGTGAGGCGGCGGACGGTCATGGTATGAGCCATCACCTTCGGCCCACTAGTGTTAGTTCCGCCGCAGGCTTCCGTAAGCGTGGCGGCGCAGTCGCCGTCGATGGTTTGGTTGTAGACGTCGACAGCGTGCGCCACCGCATGAACGTCATGCCCGTGCATCGCGTTGAGCGTGAACGAACTGCCGTCAGTTGATACGCAGGCGTTCGACTTACTGCCTTGCATATTCACCACCGCCGCCATCGGCGTGTTCCGTCCGCTGGCGTTGCTGTTCGTGTTGATCGTGCCGCTCACGTCGCCCGTGCGAACTTCTCCGAGTTGGTTTTGAGCGAACGCCACCGCCACCGTCGTCGCCCGCGTATCGCCCTGATCGAACAGCGACAGCGTCGGGTTGACCTTGCCGTCCACCCATGTCTCGTCATCGGTCGTGGACTGCGCGCGCTTGGACTTCGTGAACGGGACAGGCACATACGCCCCATGCCCGTCAAGCTCGGTATGCGACCGCAAGCCGCGATTGCCAAGCGTTCCGGCGACTGGCTGCAACACCGCGAACAGCCGATCTTTGTCCGGCATCCGGTCATCGCAACCCTTGCGCGTCAGGGTGTTGGCGATGTCGCTGCCGTCCCAATAGCAGCCTGCTCCAGCGCCTGCTTCAGCATCGGCGGCAACGCCTTGCCTCGTCGTTCGGCGCGTCGAAGAATCCCGCTGCACGCTTTCGCGCTCAAAGAGAACCGCTGCGGCACGCTTCCAGTCTCCAAGACATCCGACAACGAACACACGTCGCCGGCGCTGCGGCACGGCGCGTGGATGCCCGTGTGTTCTGCACCATTGAGCGTCCAAGACCCGGTAGGCCCACCCATACCCGAGTTCCTCCAACCCTCCGAGGAGGGAACCAAAGTCCCGTCCTCCTCGCGATGACAGCACACCGGGAACATTTTCCCACACAATCCATCTAGGCCGGAAACGCCGAGCGATCTCAAGATAGGTAAGCATGAGTCCGCCGCGTGGGTCGCTGATTCCTTTGCGGAGTCCGGCGACGGAGAATGACTGGCATGGCGTTCCGCCCACGAGAAGGTCAACTGTTCCTGGTTCAAGCGGCCACTCCTCAAATTTGGTCATATCGCCGTAGTTCGGCACATTGGGATAGTGATGCGCGAGAACCGCGCTCGGGAACGGTTCGATCTCGCTGAATGCAACTGGCGTCCATCCGAGCGGATGCCACGCGACTGTTGCAGCTTCAATGCCGCTGCACACGCTCAAGTAGCGCATCGCTCAATTTCCTGTTGGATGCAAGCGCGAACCAACTGCACCCACTCCGCGCGGTCCTCCATCGTGCGATAGCACCGCTCGCATCGCGCTCCCATCGCCTTCGCATTCGATGCGGTTGAGTTCACCGCTCGGGCGATTGCAGTAGGCGACAAACCTGTGAGATTCCGCAGCGCGTCGAACGCGAGCAGGCGCGCGGTTACTGAATCCTTATCCTTGACGCCCTTCTCGGGCCAGTCGAATCCACGCTGGGCGAGAGCTACGCGGACACCTGCGATTGCGTATTCGTGTGAGAACATTACGACACCTTGAGATAGGGTTCCTTCGGCACGATCCGAGCAAACGGCAGCGTGCCAGTTTCCAACGCGGCGCGGATTCTCTCATTGTCCGGGATGATTTTCGTCACGGTGGTCGTGAATTCTTCGGGAACCTCGTCCACGATTTCGAGCGCAGCCTTGCCTCCCGGCATTGCAACGGTCGCTCGCCACCGCTCGGTTTCGATCTTCTTCATGCCCTCGGCCTGCATGACGCGCAGCACCTGCGCCTTCATCCACGCGGCAACCTTCTCGTCACGCGCGGCCCGTTCCTTCAAGCGCTTCGCCTCGGCCTCGCGCGCCTCGGCCCTGGCCTCGATGTCGCGGACCAGCGAAAGCACGTCATCAATGCAGGAAGATAAACTTCCACTTTGTCGCGTCAGGATGTCGAACTGGCCCTCAAGTTCGGTGATGTCACCTTGCGCCTCCAGCAGCATCGACTCAAGTTCCTGCGCCGCTTCCGTTGCCTGATACAGACGTTGAATTGCACCCATTGTGTTGTCCTTTCGTGTTGTGGTTGTGAAAGCCCGGACGGAACTTGCGCTCACGTCCGGGCCATTCCGGGTGTCAGAACGGAATCTCGTCCTCGCCATCCTCGGCTGGAACGGTTGCCTGTGGAGCCGAGTCTACCGCCGCCCATCGGATGCCGTACAGCGTGGCTCCGTAGTCGTTCGTCACGATCAGGCATTCAACGACTATCCGCTGGTCAGCTGCATCCTTTGCCGCAGCCATTACGTTGTCATCAAAGCAACTCGCCCAGGATTCGGTTCCGTTGGTATCCAGCAGAATCGGATATCGATTCGATCCGTTCTTCGTAACCTTACCAGCACCAACCTTGCGAACCACGATCCCGGCCTGCCACGCGCAACCCTTGGCCGGCCGCGACGAAACCACCTCTGTAAACGCCGCCGCGCTACGCGAAGCAGGATCCGTTGTGGCTGGCTTCGACGCCTTGGTAGGTGTCCGGGCCGCCTTGGCTTCCGAAATCGATTGTGGCGCATCCTGCTGCGTTTGGGACGGTTCTGGTGCAATAGTGCTACGGTTATCGACAACTGTAGGCAGGGCGGGTGCCGCAGCATCCTTCGGTGCGGGTGTCTGGACTGGCAACGGAACGTCCGTATCCGCCTGTCCCATCTCCTCGGCGGTGTAAAGGCCGGACAGTTCGGCCGGGAACGCCTTCCGCAGGCTCAACATCTCCGCGCACTTCGCTAGCATCAGGCTGGGCATCTTCGGCCACATCCCGATCAGTTGGCCCTCCTTGCCCTTCTGTGCGTACTCGCGCCACAGGGCCACTGCCCACAGAGCCTCGCTGAATCCCTTGCGGTAAACACCAACCTTGGCGGCTACCGGAGGCGTCGGAGACAGCCACACGTCCTTCCAAACGCCGTCATCGCCGCACCAAAACGGGCCGGCCTGGCCGGCGTACTCGCCGCTGCGCTGGGCCGTCAGGCGTGCTCCGTCGATGCTGACTTGCGGCTGCATCACCTCGCGCTTCTCGCGGCTATCCCACCGCTTGACGGCGTAAATCTGGCGGGCGAACGGATCCAGTCCGGTGCGCTGGCAGATTTGGCCGAACAGGGCCAACTCGTCCGGGTTGCAGCCCTTCGCGACCGTGCGGGCGATCAAGGCCATCGTGTCATCCGACATCTTCGCAAGTGTCATGTGTCTCTCCTTGTCCTGCAATCCGGCAGGTTCGGTTCGGTAACGATACCTGATATCGACACTATGTCTACAGGTATGTGACACATTTCCGACATATTTATACTTGACGCAGTACAGAACTACCGATAGGTTGTGGTCGCGCAATACCGCGCACACAAGGAGAGACACATGACAACAGTCGCAGAACACATCGAACGAAACCAGTCTCCATATGCGGTCGCTAAAGCCGTGGTTGATTTGGCAGGCATGCTGCCCTCACAACTCGCCGCAGCTCATCTAGTTGTTTCCGCAGAGGCCATTGCCGATGCGGCGTGCGTGCGCCTGGACCAGATCATCGCTGGCACTGCGGCCGGAGCTGCGGTTATCGCAGAGCGCAAGTTGCTCGACGCAGAAGAGTCGCTCGCCGATGCCGTTGAGCAATTTGTTCGGTTGTGCGGTCGCATGACCGTGGAGATGCCCAATGCGTGAGCGCGTTCGCATCCTCGCAACGACATCTCGGCTGCACGATAAACGCGGCGACTTTCCGATGCTCAACGCCCGTGGACCGCTCCGCACATTGGCTGAAGTTTCCGAGATGACCGGACTGACCTGGGAGCAGGTGCGGTACATCGAAGAAAACGCCTTCGACAAAATCCGCGCCGCCCTCTCCGCATACGGCTATCACAAGGAGCGAGCATGACATACCGATCAGAGAGCAGAATTGCATATGAGGCAATCGGATCATCTATCGGAGAATTGGCCGAACGGGTACTTGAATATGTGCGATCTGCCGGCCAGCACGGATGCACCTGTGACGAGGCGATGCATGGCCTTGGTCTAACTCACCAAACCACATCGCCACGATTCACCGAACTGGAGTCAAAGGGCTTCCTGCGGCGTACCGGAACACGCCGATTGACCCGCAGCGGAAACCCTGCTGCGATCTATGTCTACACAGAACCAGGAACTTTGTTCTCAAGTCCGAAGCCAACCCGAACCGATACATACCGCGCAGTCATTCGAGCAGCCTTGGAAGCTCGAACGACTGGAAACTGGAATGCGTTCGACACCGCATTGGGCGCGTTGCCCAATCCAGAGCGAACGCGAATCATCTAGGAGACACACGATGATTGCTCTTCACCTGACCGAAAACCAAGTCGCCTTCCTGCAAACGCAACTACAACTGTTCGCAATGAACAATCCGCGTGACAGTTGGGATGCGGAAATCATCCTTGAACTGCTCAAGCCTGCGATGCCGAGCGTTCGCCAGCAGTTGGAGAGCGTGTTCGCAGACCTCTATCCGGCTGGAGGTCGAGAGTGAACGCAACACGGCAGAAACCGGATCTGATTGAGTTCTGGCTCGGATTCGCCTTTGGAGCGTTTGGAATCAGCGCATTCCTTGTCGGAGCATGGTCTCACGATCTTTTGACCTGGTTGGTGCCATAATGATGACCATGACTCCAGCACAGACCGCCAAGGACATCCTTGAAACCTTACCGCCTCCAAGTGCGGATCCAAAGTCCATCCAGTTCGTTAGCAGTGCAACGATGTCCGCGCTGCGTCACGCCATTTGGTCGGCGTGCGACAACGAGGAATGCCTGCATCGAATCCTTGCTCGGTGTCGCGCAGTCGTTCATCAGCATGTGATTCGCGCACAGGTTCAGGCCGACGCAGATGCAGCTCTTGAAGGCAAGGTGCATCCACGCAGCGAGCAGGCATTGCAAGATGCGCGAGAACTGTTGGCATCCGTTGAGGCCAGACTTGGACTCGAAAATGATTGATGCAGCACTCCTGCTGTTTTCGCTCTGTACCGGAGCATTCATATGGCACTGGTTGATGAAGCCGACGCGCCATATGCAGGTCATGCTGCCAGGACGGCCAGCACAGACACGACATGATGGTGTTGGACTGCCGTGGCACGCGAATCCATTGCCTGACGATGCAACACACATTGCATGGATCATGCATGGATCCGGTGAAATCGGAGAGGTTCACGCGCTATACATGCAATCAATCGGATCACTGCGATCAGAGATTCTTGAATCCAACAACGCCTTCGGACCAATCATCGTCCGATCCATCGAACTGGAGTGCGATATCCGATCACGCGGATGTGAGCCGAACGGAGAACTTCAATACGCAATCGCCCGCATCCAGTCGGATGGTAATGAAACCTGGGTAGGACGAAACGGATGGGTTGCGCGGTGGTCGAAAGATGCGATGGTTTGGGACGTATTTGGATTCCTGCGCGATCCATGATCCATATAGACTGCATCTGACCTGTTCGATGGGTCAGTGTCTCTACCAAGGCTCCCGCTCCGCTTCCGTGGTGCGGGAGTTTTCATTGGTAGCCTGCCTGCATGGCAAGGATGCCTCCCAGACCGCCGGACCTCATGGATGTCCTAGAGGACACCATCGAACTGTTGAATGATCGCGGATTGCACGACATGAGTGCGAACATGAAACTGGTGCAAGAAGCCATCCAGTCAGCCCTACGAATCACCCGGTTTGGCGACGTTCTCTTTGCAGACGAACTACGCAATCTGCTGAACCGCAGGCACAACATCCCGGCACGACGAGGCGGTCCTACAGACCCAATGCTATCTATCCGTTTGAGAAGGACAGATCGTCCGCAATAAAAAACCGCCGCCAAACTGGCCGGCGGTCGGAGAGGTTTGCCCTCTGATTGTATCACTTGCTCCAAGGCAGCTTGGCCCAAACCCACTTGTACAGCGGCTGGCCGATCAGTGCGCCTGCAACAAACACGACGATGGTGAAGAACGTGGTTCCGAGCGCGTTCTGGATGATTTCCATTGGTCATCCTCCTTTCTTCTGTGATTGTAATGCCCTTCGGTAGGCAGCATCAAACTCGCTGTCCTGGGATCGCATTGCAGCGATTGCCTCGCGCGTTGTTTCTGGCCGTGCATCATCGACGGCAGCCGCAAGCATTTCAGCAGCCCGCGCCTTGGGCTTTGGAATCCATCCCAAAGCAGCCCGGATCGCCGAGAGGATTCCACTCGCCGTAAGAATCCAAACGGCCGCAGCTCCGCAGGCAGCAATCGCCAGCCACCGAAGTGTCGACCAAATGGGAGAAACCTTGTCAGTCACGCCTGGTAGCGCGGCATGCACATTCGCCACGCCGTGACGAATTTGCATGGATTCGCTTGCAATCGTCGCGGCATCCGCGATGACTTCGGGCTGGTCGGAATGCTCGCCGATCCGCGTGGCAAGTCGATGAATCTCTGCCGCTCGCTCGCCAATGCCGTTGGCCTCTATGGCAATCCGCTCGCTCGCGGAGCAGCCGACGAGTAATACAACTGCCAGATATCTCATGTGGATGACAGCAGAGCAGAAACAATGTTCCCTGCCACGGCGTCATATCCATTTGAGACAGAACTGAAGTTAGCAGTCAGATGCAGTTGATCCGTACTAGCGTTGGAGTAATACGTGGTGTTGATCCACCCACTGTTCAACTTCCACGCCGGGTTCAGCGTGTCTAGTTCGACATACGACACATTGGATGACGCATTTGCAACTGCCCATGATTGAGCAGCCGTTGCAACAGAACTGCGAGCCGTCTTCCATGCACTTCCAGACCCGGTGTATCCACTCGTCATGGGAACACTCAAGCTGAACACGAATGCGAGGTTGTCCGAAGATCCACCCACAACTGCCCAACGCGAGGAAATTCGAGCAACAATCCGATCAGCCGCTGTCGTCCAGGTCGATCCAGTTTCCGATCCATTCACGCCACTGTTCACGAAGACCAGCACTCGACCAGTACCGCCAGCAGCAATCTGACGTGCGCGAAGTTCTGATAGGAAGCAGTCAAGACCCTTATCGACATTCTCAACACGATCTGCCAACTGTGCCGTCGTTCGACCATCGGACGTGGTGAAGTTCGTGACGCAGTAACCCAGTTTGTTGGTGCGAATGATGCTGTGCCACAGACCCACAAACGGGCCAGTAACAAGGTTGCTAGTTGGAGTCTGACCACCATCCCAAGTGCAGAACAATTCCGCAGTCTGATTTGTAATTGTCAGAGAGGTGGTTGCGTAACCCAGAGTACCTGTGTTGGTGGAGTTGAATCCAGAAATCGCATACGTCGTACTGCCGCCATTGCTGGCACGCAACTTGAATTGACCAGATCCAGTTGCCCAGGTTCCATGCTGGAGTCTGTATGAGAAGTTGGTGGCCGTACCTCCCTGAAGCATCGGCGACCACGTTCGCAGGCGGACGTAGTTTGTTACGCCACTTCCTCCAAAAGTCGAGCCCGTTGGAATTGCCACTGGCAGCCACATATACCTATTCGGCTGTGGAACAGACGGCCCGGTATTCGTATTGATGGTTGAGGTGTCGAAGTTCAAGAATGACTTGAGCGCGTCGATGTTGGTGTCGCCAGTGTACAGACCCATCATTCGGCTTGGTCCGCTGCCAGCAATGGTGATGCTGTCATCCCATGCAGCATAAAACCCATTTCCCATTCCGATGGTGTCGGTATTGTCGTATAGCGTGTTGTTTGTTCCCGACGCACCAGTCATGTAGCGATGTCCGCACGGCAACAGCGGAGTCGCGTATGGATCAACGCCATACTGAAACCCAAGAACGCGCTGGAGTCCAACGGTGTACCCATAGCCACCATTGCCACCGTTGCTGTCTCCAATCGTCACAATGTCAAGGCTGTCACGGCCAGAGACAACATCTTGCACGAATTGTGCAGCGCGTTTGTTTCCATAGACGCTTGCTGCATTTGCTGCTGTCGAAGCGTCCGGTAGTTGTCGTGTTCGCATGGTTTAGATGAAGGCGTAGAAGGCACCCATAGTTCCAGTCGAAGACTCAAACTGGAGAGTGATGTACTGCATCCCAATCGTGTCAATCACCACTCCAGCAGGCGGAGTTCCGGCTGCGGCAGCAGTACCAGGACTGTAAACATTCACCGTTGGTACTCCAGTCGCAGCTGACACGGAATGAAAGAAGTACTGCGTAGTCGAATTGACCGACAGACTCGGAATGCTGCCGACAGTCGCGTTATACGCGCACGACAGATCAGCCAACATGGTCGGAACATAAATAGGTGTTCCGCTGGTCTGCACGTATGTGGTCCAGCCGATCACCCGAATGCTCGGAGTCGTTGCATTATTCGCGCTGTGGAACGGAACAATTCGCAGCAGGCTTGGCTTGTCGCCAAGATTGGTCGGCACAAGGAAAGTCTGTCCCGTCGTGGACGGAATCGTTGCCGTCGGAACGGCATTGTCGTAAGTGCCAGAACTTGCGGTAATCAGACCGCTCGTTGCGTAACTTGGCTTGTCGGTTGCGATGATGATGTCGGTTGGCATTGTTGTCCTTTAGCTGAAATGTCGAAGTACGAAGTTCGCGGCGATGCTCATGCTCGCACCAATGGCCGCGCTCCATCCCATCATGTAACCGCGAGAATGCTCAAGCGAGCGAAGCCGGCGGTCATGATCCTTGATCTCCTCCTGCTGATGGCTCTGCATGGCGATCAGGCTATCGACCTTGCCCTCCAGGCGGCCGATGGCAAGGAACAGTTCGTCGTGGTGCGGAGAAGTCACACGGCGACCTCAACAACAATCATTCGATGGCGCGAATCGGGATTGCCAGCAAACCCGGATGCCCATCCCACGCTTGCCGCTTGCGGGTTGTAGGTCGTGCTGGAAATTCCTCTTGAAGATTGCAACTCAAGGCTGTAGGTCACAGCAGATGTTCCCGGAGATGATTCGGAGTCGAAAATGCAAAGCTGCGACATCTTTGAAACAGAACCCCCACCAAATAACACATTTCCATGTGTTGACAATGTCGTTGCTCCGCGCATGATTCTTGCGCTGATCCACGATGATGCCGCAGCCGAACACCACAGCCAGGTTTGCCACGATGCAATCACAAAGATTTTGCTGGTGGCTCGCTTTGGCGTAATGGTTACCGACATGCCTGAAATTGGTGCCCATCCCGTCGTTAATGTGAAATCGGTCACATTAGTTGTAACTGCTTCAACAACTTGCAACACGCTTCCAGACGGCAGCAGACTTCCCGCAAGCGCGCCAACCGTGGAGCCGGAAATAGATCCAGTCAGATTGATGTTGCCAGCCACATCAAGCGCGGTAGTCGGAGCCGCAACGCCAATGCCGACGCGGTTGTTTGTGCCATCGACAACCAGGGTCGTGCCGTCCACCGTCAGCGACTGCGGAAGCGCAACGCTGTTCTGGAAGGTGATCTGATCCGAAGTTGGTTTGGTCATCGCCATGGCTGGTGCCTTTCAGCGGAAAACTGCAACGCAAATGTTGTTGGATGCTGCTGCAGTTCCAGAAAGATTGAATGCCTGAAAATCAACAGACGAGGTTGTTTGAGATGTCAAACCTCCACCAGGCAAACCGCCACTTGAGGCTCCCGTTGCAATGACGAATCCCGCAGAAACCAAGTCTGTCGATACCATTGTTGAATAATAAATATCGGGCATTGGGTTTGCGAAAGTCAACGTAAGGCGTCCAGTAGCAATATTGCACGACGCGCTTGCGATATTCGCACTTGCGCGAATGAAACATTTCTGCGTGACATTTCCAGATGTTGAGCCAGATGCCGTATCAACCACGGTGTAAGAATTGGCGTTGACTTTCGTAACAGTATAGAACCCGTCTGTTGCAGTACCACTCGTGAAATCAAGTTCTGCACGGAATCCGGTTTCTAGCCCGTGATTTGCGAGGGTTACTGTTACCAAAGTTCCGGTTCTTGAATAGGTGCCAGAAACAGTCCATGTGCTGGCATTTGCCCACGCGCGGCATCCGTACACAGGCGCAATCGACCCATATCCTGCGTTCATCGACAAATTGCCGACGCTGACGGTTCCGGCAGATGCGCCAAGAGACACGGTAGTTGCAGCTCCACCGACATTCAGCGTGGTTGCATTCGTGTTGAATACATTCGCCGTTCCTGTAGCGGTGGTCGTGATGTCTGCGCCATTGACGGCGAGGTCGCCAGCCATCGTCGTGTTTCCGGTGACAGCAAGCGTCCCAGCAATTGATGCCGACGAGCCAATGCGGCTGATTGTGTTGACCGTGCCGCCGACAATCGTCACCGTGCTGTCGGTATAGAAGTTGCCCGTCACGGTTCCTGTGATCGCATATGACCCGCCAGGAACAAATACATCGCGGGTTCCGGCAGCAGCCGCAGCATTGGTAAATGCCGTCGCGTCATTGGTCACGCCGTCAGCGATAGCACCGAAGTCTTTGACGCTGATGACCTCTTGGAATCGCGTAGCCGCGCTGCGAGCCACCGCGCCAGTTCCAAGCGGCGTGTACTGCACCAGACTTGCATCTGTAGTGCCAATGCTCGTCGTGAGGAAGTTCACGAATTCAATGTTGTCGGTGCCTGCCACAGGAGCCTGCGAGAACAGCAGCGTCGTGCCGCCAATCGTGTAGGTGCTGCGTTCCTGGCAGATGCCATTGATGTAAACCAAGGCACTATTGCCAAGGCCGCCAGGCGCGGAAGCAAGTGTGAAGCTGACCGTCGTGCCGTCGCCGCTGAAAGTCTGGCGCGTCACGGTTGCCGGCGATCCGCTCGTACCGCCAGTAACGGCTACCGGATCGCCGTTGGAATCAAAAGCAAGGAAGGCGTTTGCGCGCTGCACAGCAGTTGGCAGCGTCAGGCCGGCAACCGCTCCGTCCGAAAGAGGAACCTTGATCGCTCGATCACCAATATCGCTGATCTGTTGAATTTGGATTGTGGCCCGGTCAAGTGAATCCGTAATGACTTCGGGATAAAAGCCACCCTGATTCGTCAAATCCGTTGGCTGAAGATTGGCGATGTCCGAGGTAATCGTCAGCGTATAGCCGGAGGGAAGCGCACCAGCAGTCAGGGTGATGTTGCCACCTGGATTTGTGTTTTGATTTCCGTTCAGCGTGACCGTGTAATCAGAGTTCAGAATGAGTTGCTGCTCAATTCCACTCGCCACGATCAGGCGGATCACCTGAAGATCTGCAGCCGCAAACACCTTGAAGGTGAATGGGAAAACCGAAGCCGATCCTGTGCCGATGAATGGCCCAGCCACACGGGTTGTGCTGCTGATCGTCATTCTGCTGATTCCTCCAAGGCTTGAGAACCGTAAATCTGTACCGCCCTGATACGGGCACCGTTATCGATCACCGTCGAGTGGATGGAGCCGCCGTTCCAGTCAGAAGGCCCATCGTGAAATCAATCGGACCATCGGGCTCAATCTCGCCACGGTAGACATCGACCAAGTATCCGGCAGGTCTGCCAAGCACGCTGACCGGAATACCAGTTGCGAGCGTGATGGCCGTCAGCACGTCACGCACATTCTTGCCAGTCAATTCCTTGTCGTCGTCAAGCAGATTGACGATGGCCTTGCCAGTTCCGATTGTGGACGATTCGATGGCCTGGATCGACGGGCTGTTGTTCATGCGGTCGTTGTACGGCTTGTTGTCGAACGGCGTTGTCACCAACTGGTATGCCGTCGAGCCAAACGGAACGAATGCCGCTCCCATGCGGATCTGGCTACCAAAGAACCAGTCCATGAACACATCCAGATACCCGTCTTCGTCATCGTCCTCCCATCCACCGCCCATGCTTCGCACAATCGCATCCGAAACGAGTGCAGGAAGGGCGAAGCCGAGCATGTAGATGTAGAGCAGCTTGCCCTTGCCGCCACGGAATCCCATTGTCCGAACGGTCTTCACCATCTCGGTAGCGTTCAGGTTGGCGATACCGTTGAAGTAACCAGCAAACTGCGTGAAGGTACGGTAGAACGGCGTGCCGGCCTCGAACGCAGAAATGTCCTCCGGCAGGATACTGCCCTGCGTCAGACGAACCGCAGCTCCGGCATCACGAATCGCCTGCTTGCGTGCCTTCTCCTCGGAAACGCCGACGCCACTTTCCGCGAGCGACTGGTTGTATGCACCAAGCCAGGTGATGATGTCCACCTGATTCTGGAATGCAGTCTGAAGGAAGTAAGCGTGCTGCTTGTTCCATGCCTGCACCTTGTCGAACTTCGACGGGTTCAGCAGCAGATCATTCATCTGCTCCTGCATCTCATACACCTGATCGCGCATGCGCTGATCCATGAACGGATCGGTCGCCGCGATCATGTTTGCCGTACCGCGAGGATCGCCAAGGTAGGTTGCAGTGGCATTCTTCAGATAGACCGGGCTGACCTTGACCGCAGATGGGAACAGTCCAGTGACCTGCTGGAATGCGTTCCGCAGGTTTGCGAACATGATCGACATTCCGGTGCGAGTACGCACGCCACGCCAGAACGCATCCACCGACTTGAACCGACCGGGTTGCGAAACGGTCTGATGTGCGGACCGATTCAGCCACGGCAACAGCATTGCATTCAGTGCGGTCGGGTCGATCTTGTCGATCTCTGCCGCGAACGAGCGATTCTTCAGGATCTTCAGCGCATCCACAACGGCCGGCTGGATGATCGCGAAACGCAGGGCTGCATCGACATGACTGACGATCAGGCGAACGTCGAGGGCCAACGGCTTGGTGTAACTCTGAACACGGGCCTTGGTCATTCCCATGCCAGTGCTAGGCAGCGAGAATCGCCAATCCTGTTCCAGCTCCTGCATGCCTGCCTTCTGAACCGCATCGGCGACCATGAATCGATCCGTAGCGGCAGGGACATAGCCGCCACGGTAAGTGCCGAACGGCGTCACAACCGGACTTGCCTGCACCTCCTTGAAGTAATAGCCCTCAAGGTCATAGTGGGACTTTTGGAGAAGCGGCTTGATTTCCTCGTTCAGATCCCACACCGCTTGCAGGAAGTCGAAGTCGGCCTTCGTCAAAACGCCTTGGGCGATCATGCGATCCACAAATCGCTTCCACCGCGAATCATCCATGTTGCCCGCTTCATCCAGCGTGGCCCATTGGCGACCCAGCAGCAACTTACGGTAGTTGCTCTCGTTTCCGGTATGCAGCATTGCACCGAGCAGTTCGGCTTTGCCTGCTCCGGCGTTGCCGCGACCGAAGGTGTATTCAAGTTCCGGCGCATCAATGCTGGTCTTCGGAATGTCCAACTTGGTGACGAGTTCATAGAACTTCTTCACCTTGTCATTGCGAATCTGACGGAACTTGGTGATGGCATCCTTTACGGGCTGCCAAAGGTAGGTCGTAAACGGTCGCTTCGGATCATCGGCATCAAGCGCATCAGACCACGATTCCACGCGACGGTTCGCCGCTCGAACCTCCATTGCCTGCCGCTTGGCGACATCCTTGAACCCGACGGCTCCGCGCACTCCAGGCTGCACGGCAGGCCGCTTGATCTTTGCCATTGCGGCGAGCAGGTCGGATACCACCAGGTCCAGTTCAACCTTCTGCTCTCCAACCTGAATCTGCCGATCACGCCGCGCCCGCGACCACAATGCCTCGACCGATTCGGCAAGCACGCGGAACTCCGCAACCGTCATCTGGCGGTAGTCGCCAGCACCTGCCTGCATGATGATCGGAGCCAGTTCCGCATACAGTCCGGGATTGTTGGCCTGAAGCTGCTCCACATACGCAGCAGGAGCCTTGTCCGACCGACCAATGCCACGGGACGCGAGGATCGCCCGCGCCGCCATGACCATCGCCAGGTCGCGGCTCTCGGCGATCTTGGCATCCGACTTGAAGAACTTGCGGAAACCCTTGATCGCCTTGTCGATCTCCTCCTGCGTTTCAATGGCCGTTGAAGCCAACTGGTTCTGGAGCAACTGCCGACGCTTGGCCTGCACCATGATCCGTTCCCGGTCGCCGTCGCCATACCGCTCGCGGAAGGCCGCCAGACGCTCCGTAGCCCTTGCGGCTGCCACGGTGGCCTCGGCCGTTGCAGACGCAACAGCGGCCTCCTCCGTGGCTCCTGCGGCCTTCTGGCGGTTGTAGGTACGGGTATAGGCCGACCGGGCCGCAGACTCGGCGTCCATCGGCGTTTCGATCAGGCCGGCGGCCTCCTTGGCCGACCGGGCCTCGGCCGCGATGAACTGCGCCGGCTTCAAGTCGCCGACCGTCGTGCGGCCAATGGTTTCGCGTGCGACCTGGCGGGCTGCCTCAAGCATGACCCGGATTGGCTGGGTTGATTTCGACAGCCACTTGAGTTCGGTAGCCACAAGGCGTGCCCGAACCTCATTGTGTAGTGCCTTGTTGACCTGCTTCTCCACCTCTGCGGGCGTGAACATCTCGCCGTACTCGGCCTCCATCCGGGCGTCGAGTTGAGCGTCAATGGCCTCCTTGATCGGCTTGGCTGCGGAGATCCGCAAGATCATGTCGGAGCCGGAGGCGAATCCGAACATCTCGGCCACCACATCTGGATCTTGACCGTCCTTGATGGTGATGCCCTTTGGGATCGACCGGGTATCAAACATCTGTGCCATCGTCGTGGCGTTAGCAATCTCGTCCACGCGGGCGGCATTCAATTTGGTCACGCCCTCGGCCTGCACCTCCGTGCCATCGACCGCCTGCATCATGCCCGTCCGCAGGTACTTCAACGTTCGATACTCGGGCTGTGCCGCAACCTCGGTGGCGATGCGCTCACGCATCTCCTTCCGCAGTTTCGCGTGCTGGGCCTGAAGCGACTTGATGACACGACTGCGGGCGTTCGACAGCCACTGCATGTCCTTCAGACTGGCCTCGGTCAGCTTCTGAATCGCAGCGTTCAGATCCTGCTCGGACAGCAACTGGTACTCGGACCAATCGGCATCCGACATGCCGTCTGGCCGGCCAGTCAGCAACGGCTTCATGCCCTGCACTTCGCGCTGTCGCTTGATCTGCTCGTCGGATGCCAGCATCCGATCCATGACCTCGCGCACCTCACCCGTCAGGACAGGCAGATCCTCGCCGAACTCGCGTCGATAGATCGCGTTCAGGTCATCACGCAGCGACTTGTAGACACGCTTCAGCCACGACGCGAACCGCTCGAATAGACCCTGCATCTCCACGCTCGGAGACTTGCCCTCGAACAGGTAAATCTCGAAGTTGTAGGCGAACGCCTCGTGCAACTTTCGGCGACCATCCAGAGGCATGGCGTTCCAGGTCGCAAGCCTTGCTTCCGGCGTGTCGCCCGCAATCTTGCCGAAACGCAGCAGGATGTCCATGTCATTGCGGAAGAACTCCGGCGCATTCGGAGCCGACGCCAACCGACCAAGGATCTCGAAGTATGCATGGGCCGCTTCGTGCCCGAGCGTCGTGATGTCGGCCGACTTGCCAAGCGTAATCAGCAGCGTCGTTACATCGATTCCGCCTCGGGCTGGGCCGCGAGCTGCTTGCTCAAATCGACCTCCTGCACCCCCAGCAGCTTGGCGAAGAACGCGTTCTCCAAGTCCTCGTTCTGCTCCTGCTGCGCGCTCTCTGGATATGTCTGATAGTTCTTCATCGACTTCTCCGATTGTAGCATTGATGTCAGCATCCGAAATGCCTTGCGACCGCGCCAAATTCGCTGCCGCATTTGCATAATCAGGCGCCTCATTGTCCTCATAACCAGTCTTGCCTTCATCCGCAGTCTTTGCAGCATCATAAAGCCGCTTCTCTGGATACCACAGCAACGCCTGCAAGTCGCTCATCGTCAGGCTCGGAAATTGCGTCTGCAATTCAGAAAGCACCTGCGACATAACTTGACGAATGCGCGCACGCTCTGGCGGGCCACTCGGAGCTTCCTTTTGACCGTCTAGATATTTGGCAAGCGCATTTCCGACCTTGCGCAGCTCGTCGCCAAATGACACACGCTGGATGCCACGCGCAGGCTCTCCGAGAATCATTGCAAATGTTTCCCGTGCCGCCGCATCAGCGATTCCGATTCGGGCCATGTCTATTCTGTTTGCTGGCTTGACGCTCGCCTTCTGGATTGCCACGGCGACATCATCAAGCTTGCTGACGGCCAGTTTCGATCCAAGGATCTTTTCAAACGCCTTCTTATCATCGGCGCTCATTGCCTTGATCATGGACGAAAGTTGCTTGCGCTTCGTCGCGATGTTCGCCCTGTTGTCATCAAGCAGCGTTCCCGTCCAGCGGCCCCAGGTGCGCATCAGCCATCGATCCATCGTCAGCTGCTCGAAGTGACCGTACAGATTCGCAAAGAACCCGTTCCCAATTTTGGGGCCGAGAGCAGCAGCACCGTACACCTCCGTCGTAAGATTCTCTCCGCTGACGTTCTTGTTCGTATATGCCATGACCGACTTGACGGTGGTCTTGGTAGTCATAAATTGCTCAACCGCATCGATCCCGTATTTCGCCACGAGATCGTTGAATAGGCCGAGGCTTGCATTGATTGCGATCTGCGCCTGTCCGGCCTGCACGTTTGTCGGCATCTGCCCGGTCTGCTTGTATTCGCGGTACACGCGCTCTGCGAGTTGGAAGTTCTTGTTGACTTCCAAGCCGTTCGATGTGACCGCGAGCGCCCAGGTGAACGCGAATTTGGCTTGCGGCTCGGTTGCGATTTCTGGGTGAACAAGCGATACCAATCGCAGCGCCTTGGTGACTTTCTCGTTGTACCAGCCTACAGCGTTGGGATTTGTGCGGAGTGCGGTGATGGCGTCCGCAACAGCGACACGAACAAGGTACTGCTCTACTTCCGGCGTGAATTGCGACAGGTCAATTCCGGCATCCTTGGCCGCAGAAAGGACTCGGTCTTGCAACTCCTGCTTGAACTCACGATTCGTCTTGAATGCCTTCGTTCCGGCGAATGCGAATGCGGACTCAACGTTTGCAACGGCGTCAAGCGATTCCGGCACAGCCGCCTGCTCAAAGATCCTCGGGCTGGTGATGTCGAAACGGCGCGAGAGCGGAATGACCTTGCCGGCATCATCGCGGGTAACAAGGTCCGCAGATTCAAACTCAATAACTGATGGATTTCGTATTGCTAGCGATATATCCTGACCATTTGGTTCGATGATTCGTACCGCGTCATATCCCTTCAGCAGAACGCTATTTCTCCAACTATCTTGGTATTCCTGCCAAGGGATTGGTTGTTCATATACACGAATCGGCCTTGTGAATCTAACTAGCGAAACAATGCCGTCCGCATGTTGATTTGCAAACTGCTGCGCTTGTTCTCGTGATTGCGAAACGAAAGTTTCCGTAACACCTTGTGGCCGACCACGTTTGTGTCCGCGGAACATAATTCCCGCCGCCTGCGCCGCCTCATCCACCATGCGCTGCGCCGTTTCCATGTCGCCGCGCTCGACGGCCGCCATGTAGTCAGCGTCGATGCGGGAAGCCTGCTCCATAATGTCGGGAACGCCTGCGACCTGCGCTCCACGGATCTGTAGCGGACTACCAATCTGCTGCTCAAGCTGCGTGACCGTCTTGCCCGCCCGTGCAGCAAGATTCACATACATCGCCTGATAGACCTTCGCGGCCGCACGGGCCTGCGTCTTGGTCAATGGCGTTTCAAGCGTCTTACCAGCCTCT